CCATGTATGCCAGCGTCAGCCGTGTCGTTTCCTACATATGCTTTTACAGAGTTTAAATCCCCACTTAGTGCAATTTCCGTATCCGCAGTATCATGGTCGCCAGTTGCTCCATCTGCATTATTGTTTATTAAAAACCACGAATAATCACTTGCTCCACTGTCGTAGCTTGATCCACCATCAGTAGAAAATCTAGCGTGTAAATATACATTATTAGTGGCTGGTTTTACCGAATGAAATACAAACTCATAACTGTCATACTTAGATGAGTCAAATCCAGTAAAGCTATAACTAGCAACATTTGAAATATCAGTATTAGTAATTAATGTCTTTGTTCCGTAATCGCCATCAATTAAATCTTTATCTACTTTTGTAGTTGCCATCAATATCTCCTAACTATGAAGCCATTTGTATAAGCAGAATTTTGCAGTATCAAAAGTTCCACCTAGACTGTGGAAAAATTGCACAGCCGTTACTGCATTAGTAGACTGTCTTACTCCGTGGAAATCACCAAAGGATGAATAATCTGTTCCTGAGTAAAGACGAGCTTGCCAAGATGTTCCAGTAATTAATTTGTAATAGGTTGTGTCAGAAGGATTCCAAATGTAGCAAATACCGCTTGAATTATCCGTATCTGCTGCTGCTATATACACAGGATCATGCCCACATTTAATCATTGTATCTGCACTATCCCAATGCTGTCCTGAAGTAAAAGTAGCACTTGGATATCCACCAGCGTAAACCCATGAATAGTCACTGGATCCACTTTCATAGCTATGGGAAGATGCGTCATCCGAGGTTCTTATAGCTACATTCCCATAAGCAGAAACGTGTAAACCTGTCCAACGAACAATCCAACAATCAGCACTATTGTCTAACCCAGTAAATTCTACTGATGCTGTAGATGAAGTAATTGTAGTAGATGATACAAATGATATTGCTGGACTTGTTACTGTAGACCAAGCATTATCACCTCTTAAAAATGTACTAGAACTAGCGGTACCTGAAGCAGATAATTCAGCTATACCTACAGCGTCATCAGCCATCTTAACATTACTTATGGCATTATCGGCAACAGTAGTATAATTTGGATTTTCTTGTGCATACCTAGCTTCAATGTTAGCTACTCCAGAAGGAATGGCAGTATCAAAAGTAAGAGTGCTTCCTGAAACTGTAAAGGTATTGTGATGTTGAGTCACACCATCCATTGTCACAATGACTCTATTTTCGTCACCGGGAGCAGATGATAGCGTAACGGATGTAGACGATCCAGCAGTAAACCCTGCTCCAGCAGCAAAGTTGTCTACTGTGGGTGTCACTAGCTCTCGTAGTGAGGGCGAGATCCCTGTTAAATATCCAGCCATCTTAAGTCTGCTTTAAGTAAGAGATTGTAGCTTCAAGAGATGATGCGTTCTGGCTGTTAAGATGCAATGCATCGCCAGTTTCCAACACAAGTTTTCCCTGCACTGGATTAAAAGCATCATTAACAGGTATATTGATTTCATGTGCTATTATGCTTTCACTTCCACCGCCTGACTGTACGACTTTAGCGGATATATGTGACGCTGTAGAAGCGTGCATATTAGCAATTTGACAACCAATTACGGTTAATGTCTCTCCTGATCCAGCAGTTAAAGCAGCAGCATAGCTAGTGCCTACATCTGCTGAAACCATATGAAGTGTATCTGCCAATTTTTCCTCCTTAACTTAATGCTATTGTTAATCCGACACCTACTCCTGCCGAACCTGCTTGCCATGTTGAACCACTATATACCAAAGCTTGCCCTGCTTGAGGGCTTGAAATAGTTGTATCTGTAAGACCTGATAAAGACGTAGCTGATGGTTGAACTTGAGTCCACACTAAATCAGTAGTATCTAAAGTACCACCTTTATTAGACGTACATAAATATATTGTATCAGCATTTGTGCTTCCTTCTGTAATGGCTATTAAAGCACCGGGATGTTCGTCATATGTATCAAACAAGTCATCTCTGGCTGGAGAAGCTTGAACAATATAAATACCGTTATCTTCAGCATCCGTTTGGTTTTTTACCAAGACAAGATCGTTAGTGGCTAGTGTCACTCCGTCCAGTGTATCACCGTTATTAAGCGCAGTAGATATAGTAATATTAGCTGTAGTAGCTGCACGTACAGCACTTCTTTGTGCCATTCCAGAAAATAAAGCATCTACATAGGTTTTGTTTGTTAGGTGGGCTGCGCTACTAGGTGCAGTGGAAGCTGTTACATTACCAGAAAAAGAACCAGTAGTTCCTGAGACTGCTGCTGGAGTATTAGCACCTAGAATACCATCTACGTTTGTAGTGGTAAGAGTAGTGATTGTTTGGGAAGTGGTAGTTCCTCCTACTGCACCGTTAATGGTAGGGGCAGTTAAGGTTTTATTTGTAAAGGTAACTGTTCCAGCGTCTACATAAGCCTTAATGGACTGTTGTGTAGCTATGTGGGTAGCAGAATTAGATGACATATCGTCTTCATCTTTTACTGCCGTACCTGATACACTAGTGTTTAACACAGGATTTATAAGCGTCTGTCCTGTAGTTGTTCCACTAGTGGTGTCCATTTTAGAATTAATGGCTGTCTGTATAGCTAAGACTTCTGTGTTAAAATCAGCACCACTTATTATTTTTTCTGGATCAGAACTTGAAAGCGAGTCTTTACCAGACCATGTTACTTGTGGAGTATAGTTACTCATTATTTGTATCCTCTACAGTTTCTTCCCTACAGTTACAGTCGCCACAGGAACAACTATTACACTTTTCTTTAGAACAGTGGCAGAGATGTTCGCAATGAATACAAACCATAATATTTACGGTTTTGAGGGCCAAGTAATTGTTTTAACTACAGATGAGTTATCGTATTTAGACGGAAGATCCCTAAGATCCTGACGATACTTTTTCATTTCATCCGAAAGAGTCACATCGCTTAGAGCATAGAAATCGGTTTCAGCTAACTTTCCATCTCGCTCTACCCTTAGACTTTCAAATGCTCTGGCAGGAGCAGCATCAGCCCATGTCTTCTCTTCAGCATCTCTAGCTTTTTCTTCGTCATCGGTTAATTGGACTTTTACACCATCAACCACTTTAAATCGTGCCATTTTTAATACCTCCTATAAGTTTTAAATACCACGTAATTCCTGTTTCCACCTTAAAGCATTACGCTTTCTACTTTCTTTAGTAATACTTTTTTTTCTTTTTAGGTTTTAACGATTCTACCTGCTGTCCTCATTTTTACTGGTTTCATTATACGTTAGCCCTTGTTCCGTTTCCTTCGACCTCGTGTTCATTTGCCCACCTGTCTTCTGGAAGAGTTAAAATTAAAGATGGCCTAGATAGCGATTTTATTGATATGTCNCCACACTTGACACATTTAGTATTTGTTGCCCTATTATGCATAGGTCTAAACTCTTGTTGAATATGGTCACAAGACCTGCAAGTATAGTTATAATTCGGCATTAAACTTCCCTTACCATTTTTTACAACTCCAGTATCTAGCACTTAGTTTATCAGGAGGGCTTGTATCACATTTATGCCTAGCCCTAAAACTTTTTCTTCTTTTAGGCTGGTCCTTTTTAATAGACATATTTGGATCTCCAAACCTANTTAATTTAGTTTGATCTCCCTTTTTAGCAACAACGGCAAACTTTTTAGATTTACCCGGAGTTCTTTTAGGTTTATTATAACCAGAAAATCTTTCGCCTCTATAATTTATCATTGTTCCTCTTTATGCTAAAGTAACGGAGGTCCTTATTTCTAAGGACCCCCTATACTATTTATGTAGCAGGTACAGCAAATGACACAGCAGCGTCATTTCTTAGCTCACCTACACCATACAGAGTATCAGCAGTAAACAAGTCACCAAGGTATTCTTGTTTGTACTGAGTCTGAGAACGAACACCCAACTGGGTCACAAGACCAAGAGCATCCTTATGAGACATTACTCCTATTCGTTGNGCAGCGCTGTTAAGAGAAGGACAATTGCTAGATACATACACATCCATTCCGTATATGCTACCAATTTTCCCTGTCTGAATTGCTTCACCATTACCAATATACGCTTGTTCTGTAAATCGGTTAATGCCTAGCATATCGTTAGCTGCTACAGGTGGAATAACCATGCAACGGTTATCCATAGGAACATCGGCATTATCCAATGTAAGTATCATTTTTACGGATACCTGCATCAGTAATGTCGTTAGCATTTGAAGAGTTACCAGTGTACAAAGTAGCACCGTCACCCCCAATAACTGCTTTTTCCCACAGAGCAGCACCAGATCCACCCACTGTACCACCTTGAACACCTTCAAACAGTGCAAAAAGGTCAGTATCAACTTGAGTGGCAAGAGCATAACCAGCATCATCCGTATAAAATCTACGGAGACTTGATAAAGCCTGAGTTTCAACAATGTCTTCAATGACTACTGAATACTCATAGTGCTTGTTAATGCTCAAGTTTACTACGCTGTGAGTGTCACCCTGTAGAGTAACTTGAGTGTTTGCTGCTTTTGCATTAGCAGATCCACGAACAGGAGCAGGAATATGAATTGTATCCCCTTTCTTGCCATTGTGGTTAATGTTAGTCACGATGTTACCAAGAACAAGATTTGCCTTGTATCCTGCAATAACCTCGTCAGACCACAACTCCGGAATAAAATTCGCAGCCGTTGTAGTAGTCTGTTGGGCAGTACCTAAAGCCATGATTAGCTCCTTCTTTCTTTATAGGTTATTATTTAACCCTTCCGTCAGCATAGGCTTGTAAGATTTCACCTTGCAAATCCTCATACCTAGAAGGATCGTTAGTACGAAGTCTGATTAGATCAGCTCTACGGTAGATTTTCTTACCGGCTGTGGATTCTGAAGAAGTCCTAGACACACCTTTGCCAGCCTTTAACGCCTGATCTCTTTTGGTTTGTTTAGCTGCCTCTGCTTCACTTGTGTTATTAATCAACGAGCGTTCTTTCCAGTTTCCTATGAGTTCCCTTGCTGAATTAATATCATAATTATGAGCATTGACATATAACTGTGTCCTTACTGGGCTTTCCTTTACCCACTCCTGAAACTTAGCGTCTGCTACGACATCAAGATAATCAGGATGTTCAGTTTTAAGTTGTTGAGTTGTAGCTGCTGCTGTCTGTGCTGCTTGCTGCTCTTCAAACTCTCGGAACTTTGGGTGATTTTCTATGGCTTTACTGACTGCTTTATCAGGGTCATCAAAAAAATCTGCTTTTTCCTCTGTCTGAACTTCTGTTCCGCTTTGATTAGTGGTAAGTTGTTGCTGTAAAATACCATCGGTTAACTGCCGGAGTTCTCCTATCTCTTGACCCTTCCTACCTAGTTCTTTCTCCAGATTTTCATAGGAAGAAACTATATCTTCCATAGATTTGCCTTTGAATTTATCAGGTAATTCAGGCGTTTCTCCTGCTATTCCTTGAGGTTGTTCCGCAGATGGAGCCTCTTCTACTATATTAGAAAACTCTTTAGTTTGCTCTGGAGTTTCCTTTGGTTCTTCAACAACTACACTATCCATATTACTAATCCTCCGTCTGTTATAAAGATTATGGAGTTAACACAATGTTGGAGTTAGGTATTACTCTAATTGTTCCAACGCTAATTTGGTGGTTTCTTCTAAATTAATAATCATATTTAGAATGTCCACCTGCCCTCTTCTTAAATAGAGGGTTTTCTCATCGTCTATTGTTTGTATATTTTCTAACGATTCTGCCATTGAAGTTAATTCTTTAGTAAAGATGCCCCATGACTCGTCAGTAAATAAATCTAGACGTTTTTCTAAAATTTCTTTATCTGTCAATTTAATCTTTCTTTACGTGCTTTAGCAAGATTAAGTATTGTTTCTGATTGCAGGTGTTCTACTTCAGGCATATTCCTCATTGTTTCAGATTGAATGTTTTGTATCTCACTCTTCATCTTTTCAATCTTAGCCATCTTCTCAGTCAACTGCATTTGTTTTTCTATAAAAGGCTTCTTCAGACTGTGTACCCTGTATTTCAGATTGTATCTTAGCAGCCTGAGCCATCTCTTTAGCTGCTCCAGCCTTCATCTCTTCTATTTCCATCTGGAGTTTCATAAGCCCCATTTGTTGTACCATTTGTTGCATTTGTTGTGCCTGAGGATCTGGTTGCATCATTTGAGCTATAGCCATCTTCATTTCCTCACGGTTTGCCATAGAACTATTTTCAAATATTCCCATCAACAACATAGCAAACGGCATAGAACCTTGTTGTGTAAGAGATAACAGTTGTATCATTTGTGTCATCTCTAGTTCTTTTGCCATGATACCCATAGTAGAGTGTGCTACAAACTCATAGTCTCCAGCAGGGTATCTTTCTGGTGCAAACTGTATGTAACGCCAACATGATTTCTTTATTAAAGGAATTAAAAAATTCTCTTGGAAGTTCATTATTGTACGTTTTTGTCTTTTAATAGACGCAGCCTGAAGCATAGACATACCAGAAGCCGTATTATTTCTTGGGTTAGAAAAATTACTATTAGCACTGTCCATTGCTCCAGTACCCATCTGAACCATGCGTTCCATCTCTGCTGCTTCAGTAAATGTAGACTGAGCAATCTGTCCAAAATTCAGGGGCATCAAGGTCTGCCTTGGATCACCATTCGTGAGGATAGTTTTCCCGGCCTTGACCTCGAATTTAACCCCTCTTGGCAGTCTTGTTGCATCAACGCCCATCATTGGATGAGTTGTAAGAGCCAGAGCGTCTATACGAGCACGTAACTCAGCATCAAGAGCTTTCTGGGGGTTATACCCCTTTTCTGCTATGCCCCTTCCCCAGAATTTATTAGGGACACGATCCATCTGGAAGGACACAAAGGGTCTATCTTCCATTAGATAAGGATTTTCTGTTGCTTTTAATACCGTATAGTCGTTGGCTATAACTACTACAGCCTCTACTAGCTCATCTTCGTCATAATCAAAGTCATCACCTAAAGCTCCCTGCTCTGTATTAGAAGCATCTAGGTATTTCTTGGGAACTCTACCCCAATATTCTGT